CTTTTGAAGCAGAGGCAAAACCTTCAATCTCTCCTTCAGAAATAAGATCAAGGAAAGTAGCAAACTGCCTACTATGTAAAGTATCAGGAGTTCTTGTCGGTTGAGGAGGTGGAGGAGGACTACCGCCACCAGAACCAATAATTTTTTTTGGTGCGTCTGTCATGCTTGTACCTGCTGAGTATCAATAGCACCACTTATAACAACTGATCCTGTAATTATCTCACCATAAACTATTGGAACAGGAGTGCCTGCTCTTGAGGTGTTTTGCGTACCAGAAAAATTAAATGATAATTGTGGATCTTGTTCTGACTTAAATTCTTTTGGTTTTGGCAGTGGAAATAACATTTCACTTACACCTTGAAAAACTAGACTTGCTCCAAGATATACAAAAGCCTTACCTATACCTGCACTTGTAAAACCTAAAGTAGTGGTTGAAAAATTTGCAAAAGTTAAAGGTGTAAACATAAACGCACCTGCGATAAGAGCAGCACCTAATAATATTTTTCCAAGACCACCTCTACCAGCACCAGCTATTACAGGAACAATATGTATATCTGCTTGTCCTATTGGGTGATGTATTTCTTCTTGATCTACTGCATAATTACCAACTTTTACCTGATAATATTGAGGATTCATATACTTTTCTACTTGCGGAAAGTTATTAACAAGAAAACTTACCGCTTTACCAAGACTATCTACCTGTATTTCAAATTCTTTATGACCTACAAACTCGGCAAGCTCACCATATAATTTTAACTTACGCAACATAACGATACCTCCCTCCTGTGCATTTTAATAACCATTGAGAATAAGGCTCTCTACAAGATAGTCTATCGGTTAAATGAT